AACTTCTGAACATTCTCATTCAGTTTAACAATTTCTTGTGCATGTTTTAACCATCCACAATCAACATACTGGTTTCCTTTTTCATCAAGAACTTTATAATAAGGATATACAGGCATTAAAATTTAAAATCTCCAAATGACTTTTTGGGTTTCTCCTCTGGATTATACTCCTCTTCCTGTCCACTGTCAACTAAATCTTCTTGTGCCTTTTGCTCACAGTCATATAACCTCATCTTGGCACGATCAATACCAACAACGAATCTCTTATTCATCGTAGGATCATTATACCTGTTCTTTAATTGCTTCACCATTATCTGATTCAACCCCTCCAACTCTTCTGTAGAAATAAGGGCAAACATAAGGTCAGC